AACCACTCGTGTAGGGCGGGCATACTCATACCAAGCAGCGCCTTCTCCTTATCCGTCATCCCACCTATCCCATCTATCTGATCCGAGATAGTCTTCAGCGTATCATCATCCGTCCCCCTGATGTTTGACTCGGCAGTCTTTATTGTAGCGAGTATTCCGCCTGTTTTATCAGCCATTGTTCACGCTCCTTATCTCGTTGGCTTCCACCACGTCGACAGGCTTGTTCTCCTTCGTCGGCGCGGCCAGCTTCAACTCGGTTATTTCCGCTATGCGTTTCTTAACGTCCATACTCATCACCCCCCAGCCGTACAGGTAAGACTATATGTCCACTCTATCTTATCCCCACTTTCCACACCGATTGCCGCCCCCAGCACCGTCCTGTCCATCAGTGTCCCCACAGCACCATCATTAAACAACCCATGTTCCACAATACTGTATGTCCCTCCATAGGTGTGTGTAGCCACCGACTGATAAATATTAGCCGACGCCCCTTCAGCCTGCGTCCCCGTGGTTCGTGCATCCCCACAAGGCGCACCCAGTACCGTGTCTGCCGCCGCCTCAGCCGTATTATCAGTCCCACTGTCATGATACTTGTAATCATCAAATGCCGCCACTCCACCGGCCTGCAACGCATCCACCAGCTCTGCCACGAATGCATCCGTCACGGCATGTGTGCCCACCACACCCTTATCCTCAATACTCCCATCTTTCCTAAACACTCGCGCCGATAGCGTGGCCGACATGGGACACACCCCCATCGGCCTCAACAAACACATCATATACTCCCTCATCCTCACCACGGTGCCGGGTCTCTTTCGTCTCAACCACAGGATAAACTTGTCCATAATCAGTCTCCCACACCAAATGGTGTCGATGTAGTGTTGTCATCTATGCATATATACGTAGCTCCGTCCAACTCCACCTTATCCCCCTTACTATACTCATCCCCCTTCACAAACGTCCCTTTCCAATCTACATCACTCTCATCCACATCCCGATACCACACCTCCCATGACCCTTGTGGCTCCCCATTCTCCGTACTCCACCTCACCACGACACTCGACTCATACTCCCCTGTATTCCTTTTCGACACCACCTCAGTCAGTATCACATTGTAGGCCGGGTTGATGAGGGCTTCCTCCACCTCAGTCTGGATCGGCAACACTGCCGCCTTACCCACCTGCCCCCTCCAACTCTCGTCAGTTGCGTCCGTGGGGGCATAACTCTCATACACATCCTCATCATACTGCATCAACGTCACTGCCCGCATAAGCTCGTTGGTGCGGCTGATACTCACCACCCTGTACAAGTTGGTGTGGGAGCCTGCCACCCCGAACGAGTACAACTCATACACGGAGGGTTCCGTCACCCAGTCCCACGCTACCGGCCCCCAATCAATCACGGCCGTATTACTCCCCCCTGTCACTGTCTTACGCTCAATCGTCCCGTTGCTGTGGTAGACAACCAACTCATAATCCACCCCTGCCTGTATTGTCAACGTCCTGTCCAGCGTGATTGTCCCTGCAACTGCATCCACACCAATAATCCTTCCCCCTTCCCCTATCGTCAGCACATCATGCTGCACCTCAACCACATCACCCACCTGCACCCCTATTGAATCAATATCCACACTAAACGTGATGGTGTTGGTGAGCAACTCATTGCTCCTGAGCAGATACTGCACTATCGACGCCGCCTGTGCATACGATGTCGTACCGTACAGCGTGATTGCCACCGGAGAACCCAACTCATCACCACTATCCCAATCCTCCGTCCTCATCGCTATTATGGTGCGCTGATAACCATTATCCGCATCCCAGTACGATGCCTCAATCATATTCGCCTTCTGTGCATCCTTCATCCACGTCTGGACAAATGACCCCAACTGGATATTCCCCATGGTGAATAACTGTGCCGCTTCCCCCTCCTTATCAGTGAAAGCGTAGAGTGTATCACCAACCCCATACACCATGCCCCTGCCTTCCTGACATATCCTTAACACTGCATCCCATGCCGTCATGAAAGTGTCAAATACGATGTTCACTGCATACCCAAGCTCGCCTTCGTCATACCCCCCTACGTACTCAGCCCATGCCCTGAATGACTCATAATCCAGTTTCGACCGGTGTATCCCGCACCCGTACACTGCCTCCGCATCATCATTCCCCAGCGTGGGGTAGGCAGGGTGACTGGGGTTCCCCTGTGCCAGTATGTCGTACACCGCCCATGCATGGTTGTTGGCATCCCCCTCCACCCACTGGCTGCTCCGCTCATTATACACCCACACCTTGCTTCTCTCCACATCCACCTGCACGTCCAAATCCCCACTGACCTGCCCCGTAGCCAACGCCCGGATTGCCAATAATGGTTCACCGGGATACGTAAACCCTACCCAATTATCATCCGCATCCTTTTCCCCATAACTGATCCCCGCCATGTTCACCAGGTTGACTATACAGGCTGATTTGGCACTCACCCTCACCTCATACACCTTCCCTGCATCCAACGGGTTGAGGTCGGTTGTAGCCTTAATAGCCAAACTGAAGTCGGCTGGCTTCTTATGACTCAAATATCCATAATCCATTCCCGAAGTTGCATCCGTCCTCACCTGATCCCCACTACCCTCAGGCTTCTTGAACGTGGTGAAGTTGAATGATCTCCATGAGGTAGTGCCAGTCGCCGTATACTCACGGTATTGGGCAAACAATAGACACCGTTCCCGCGTAATAGACCCCGTGGAGGTCAAATCATACAACCCTTGGGGGAAGTTGAATGTGAGTTCGATGTTGTGGGCAACAGATATTTTCTGAGCCAGCAACGACCATGCTCCAGAACTCTGATCCGGCACTTCTGCATCATTAATTGTATACTCAAACCCACTCTCATAGGTGGCAATTAGGAATGCATCAACAATCGGTGTATCAGATGCAATAAAGTAGGTGTTGCCCGCTGTCCAATACACATATTTCCTAAATGATATTGAAGCATTTGTGATGGGATATGTTGTACCCTTATATGTTATTTTGCAATTAGTATTGATGGTTAGGCCTGTTGAATACGTTATGTCGGCTGAGTTGTTCAACACCGGGAACTCCAGATACAGCCCCAGCTCCATCACATAATTATTATACGTGGCATTAAACCCACTCACCTCTGTCTGCTCTGGCAACCCGGGTCGGGTCTCCCAATCTACATCAGCATCAAACTCCGAGATTGCCCTGCCATTAATAATCACATCGTTGTAGAATCCCCCTGTACCATGCCCCACCTTCCAATTATCCGTATCAAACTCCCCATCAGACTTCAGTATAGGGTAGGAGTGGGCATTATCATTAATGTTAATAAATGTCATGCCGGGAAACGCACTCTCCGTATACTCAGCCCCATACTCTCCTGCATGCACTACCCCCGTATACTCACTCACCACCCTCTCATCCACCTTGTGTGCCGCCAACGAATACAACGCATACAGATACTGCTTATCCCCCACTATCTCAATATACCTGTTCTTCAGTGTAGGTCTGACTCGTGTCTTGCCATAAATAACCGGCATCGGCAACCCTCGACCCGCCGATGGACTACTCACATGCTGCCACCCATACGACTGTGAATATGTCCTCTCATCCGAGTCCTTCAACGGCAGCGCAAGGTTGATGATGTTTGCCCCAACAAAAGCCACAGTCGCTCCCCAACCCGGTATCAGCGACACCCCCGCCATGACCGCAAACCCCAATATCCTCATCGTCTGCCTATCCATCCCCTCCGGTACCACCATCACCGTATAATGCTCACTCCGTGCCGGGAATATCTCACTCATCCCCTTATCCACTACCTCATCCCCACATGTGACTACACACTCACCCCCATACCCGAAATACTGGGCAAGCGTCTTCCCCTTCTCCCACGCATACTCCTCCGTGGTAGACCCGCCAGTCAATGGATTAAGTACATTAGTCACCTTGAACATATCGGTAATACCCCACTATCCTGTCTCCAAACGCCTTCACATGTGTCACAACCGCCCCTGTAGCCGCAGTCGTGTGAATGATCCTTCCATCCCCCACATATACCCCTGCATGATTAACATGCTCAGGGTGAATCGCTATCAATGCCACATCACCCTCATTCGGTACTTCCACCGCCTCCCAGTGCTTGTCAAACTCCCCAATCCTCACATCCGGCACCTTCACCCCATACCTTCCACACACCTCCATCACCAGCCCCCAACAATCCAACCCATATCGGGGATTCCTGCCCCCTTTCACAAACCTCATACCCACCAATCCCTTAACCATACGCCCCACCCGATATACCTGGACTTCCGCCATAATTAGCCAGATTGTTACGCAACTTGCACCCTTCCAGCGTGTGGTCGCAATCCACATACCCCAGACTGATTGTCACTGCCATCCCTGCTGCCTCTGCCACCAACACCCTCCCTATATCATCACCAGTCACCACCCTGACATACTCCTCATCCACGGCATAATAATTATCAGCCAGGAACAACCCGTCATTATACTGTGACCCACTCACCGTGAATGCCGTATCCCTCCCCAGCGCATACCTGTCATACACCCCTGCCGTACTCCCCTGCACCACACTCACTCCATCAAAGTATGCAGCTCCCACACCCCCTACATACACCCCTAAACTACTCCTCACCCCCGTATTCACCGTCACTGATACTTTCTCCCATGCCCCTACACCTGTAGGTGCAGCATACCCACCACCAGTCACCGTTGTGGCGATCCTCAGACTATTCGCCCCTCCCCCTTGTACATACACCCAACAACTCACTGTGTACAGGGTGTTTGGCGTTACACTCACACTCTGCCACACCCCTGCGTAACTCGAATGCCCAATATGATAATAACTCTTATCCCCATACTTAGCCCTGTCCCCCGACCATCTCCTATCAGCAGCAGCCGCACTCCCCCACAATTCCCAATCACTCACATAACTCCCCCCTGTCCACCCACTCGCACTCCCTGTCACCCCGTCCTCAAAATCCCCATTGGTCACAAGGTTTCCCACGCACTGCCTTCTCCCCCTTACATGCTCAAACACGCTCGTCACGAGGTTCCCATCCCCCACCAATATCGTATGATACCCACTCCCCCTGATAAACTGCACCAGACTACTTGTCAGCGTGTACCCTGCAATCTCATACCCGCACAACGCACCCCCGAACTTATGCCTACAAAACCCCGGTACATACCTGTCACGGGGGAAACGTTTCTTGTATGGACTCGCCATCCCCAGCCTGAATGTGATTGCCTCAGCAGTCACCGTGCAGTCCAATATCTCCGACTCCATCTCCACAGCGGGCGTGGTCAGACTCAGATGGGCAGAATGCACCACCATCACCTTCACCATACCACCCACTAACCCCCCTGACGCCTTCACCACCGTCCTGAGTGTTTCCGTCAGACTCCCAACCTCTATCCTCAACCCGTACTCATGCAGCTCCCCCTTGAGTGACGCATGTACATCCTCCAGCACAAACGGCACTGAATAATACGTATCCCCATCCCACTCCATATTGAAATGTGTGGGGTCTACAGCGGCATTATCACTGGTGTAGCGGATAGTGGTATACCCTGTCTTACTTATCTCCAGCAACAGTATCCATGCCCCTGCCGCAGCCAGCTTATTAGCCTCGTCTGTATACGCCTGATTCATACCTGCTCCAATACAAATTCCACCGTCCACCACAGGAAATTGGTGCCTGCATGGGGGGTGTAGCGTACCGGCTCCATAAACCTTACGGTGTAGGCCGTACTATCTATGGGATTAGTCCATGTGAACGACTCTGCCCCCGCCTTGCGTGCTTCCTCAAACGTCAACAACGTCCCCTTGTTGGTAGCCCCCATCCACTCATACCGTATTGTCCATCGCCGTGTCAGCCGTGTAAACCTCGCCCTTGTCGTCACATACCCACCCTCAGCCGTACTCCTTATTGTGGGGTCATGAGCCAGCACATTATCCATCACCTCCACTACAGGTTTCTGCACCAGCGTCCCATACCTGTACATCGTGGGGAATGTAGCCATCATCCACCTCCAAGCCGACTACGCACACTGGGATCGGTGTCATATGCCTCCAACACCGTGTTAATCACCCACTCTCTCCCGTTGAACTGTGGCACAGACTTATTAGCCCGTATCTCCGTCCCTGTATTATTGATAATATTGTTATTGATTGCCACTTTCTGCGCTCCTCCAAATTGCCCCAGTCCCCCTCGCATGAAATCCATACCCGACTCCTCAACAGACTGCCCCACTGTCGGCACACCTGGAATAAAACTCGGTTCTGATATTGCCCCCATCCAATTCCCAAACACCTGATACATAAGTCTTCTCGCCACCATCTCAGCCACCATGTGATTGAATGCCCTCAGCACATCCAAGAACATCCCCTCCATGAAGTCCTTAAACTTGCCCCCCTCATTAAGGAACGTCTCAATGGTGGTTGTCCACCCCGACTGAATATTCGTCAACACATCAGTATAAAGGTCAAACAACGAACTCATCCCATCCATCATACCCCTGACAGCCCGCTTCCACATCGACTCCACTTCCATAATGGGTGCCTTCGCCTTATCCGGCAACCCCTTAATCCCATCCCCCACAGCATCCATCACCTTCTTGACTTCAGGGGGATTCATAAACAGGTTCAACAGCTCCCTGAGTGTCTCATATGCCTCCCTCATGCTTGGTGGTAGGTGCTCTGTAATGATCCCACCCAAGTCCTGCACATCCTGCTTAAATTGTTCCTTAACCGTTCTTGCAACTTCCCCAATAAGCACTTTCGCCTTATCCACAACCTCACTAGCACCACCCAATCCCACTACCCTTGGTATCTCCGGCGCACCCATACCCGATATGAGGTTGAATATCTCTCCCCAGCCCTCAATTGTCTTTTCTCCTATCCACACCAACGCTCTGCCCAGCATCCCAAACGAGTCTATCAGCCACTTCTTCAACACTTCAGTAAATTCATCAAGAGCCTTGTTGAGTTCTCCACCCTCTTCAAATGTTTCCTTCCACACCGCCCTCACTATGTACAACGCCCCTACCATTGCCACCCATGGACTTAACAATGCCCTTGCAATCGCCGCCATCTGCAACCCAAGATTGGTAATAAGTGTGAGTAGTGGCACCCCAATCACCAACACTGCCCCCAATGCTGCCCCCCACTTCATCGTTTGTACAACCATCTCTTTGTTCTTCTCAATATACTCAGTGAAAGCATCCAACCCCCCTCGCATCTTCTCAGCCAGTGCCTCGATAGACGGAGCAAGTAACCCCCCTAACTGTATCGCCACCCTCCTCACCGTCTGCCAGAGTTGCCCCAACCTCTCCAGGAACGCCATCATCTGCTTGCTTGCCACACGTTCAGCCGCTCCACCAGCATCCCTGATTGAGTCCGCATACCTCCGCACTGCATCAGACCCATAATTAAACAACGAAATCTGACCACCAATCGCCCTTACCCCAAACAATATTCTGAACACCAGATTCTTGTACTCATCCGATGCCCCAGCCAGTTTATCATTAATCTGCCCCAATATCTCTATATACGGCCTCATCTTGCCAGTTGTATCATATATATCCAGACCAAGTTGGTATATGAGTTTCCGCATCTCGGCAGTGGGTGACATCATGTTGGCCAATGACCGCCTGAGTATCGTGCCCGCCATACTCCCCCTGATACCGGCATTCGCCATAATACCCAGCATAGCCGTCGTATCTGCCAACGAATTATTCGTAAACCGTGCCGTAGCCCCCACATACGACAATGCCTTGTCCAAGTCCTCAAAATGCTGGTTGGAGCTAATGACAGTCTCAGTTAACTGGTCAGCAATCTCACCTGTATTACTGAACTCCAACCCAAACGCCTTCACTACATCCACCATGCCCTTAACCGTGAGGGACAATTCACTCCCCATCGCTCTCGACAGCATGATGGTGTCATTGAATGCCTGCATCTGCTCAGTAGCAGTCAGACCCGCAGACCCCAGATAGTAGAATGCTTCCGCCGTACTGGTGGCTGCCTTATTCCACTGCACACTGGCATCCAACGCCATCTTGCTCATCTGATTAAACTGCTCTTCAGAGGCCTCACTCACACTTGTGGCATGTCTGATGGCCTTGTCAAACTTCCCAAATTCACGCTCAAGCAGCAACACACTACCCACTGCTACAGCCCCAAACCTCACCATAGTCCGGGATAAGCTGGACAGGGACGCTTGTGCACGTCCCATACCCGTTGTCCAGCCCGTAGTATTCAGCTTCAGATAACCCTGTACACTGCCTACGTTAAACACACTTACCCTCTTTCATGAACAGCAACATGTTCCAATTAGCCTCAGACTGCTTCTGTCTACTCTCTTCCCATGTCTCTGTCAACTCCAACTTATCAAACGCTTTCTGTGCCTCTTCTCCACTCCCCATACCAATACTCACTGCATACGCCATTGACGCTATCATGCGCCTTCTCACCGCCTCAGCCTGATGTAACCAGTAAGCCCTTTCCCTAACTCCCATACTCACCAATTCATCAAGCCCAAACAGCCCCGGGAAGGCAGAAGCAATAGTCGCTACTTCACTGCTCCTGCCTTTGGGGCGTTTTTTCCCTCGATCTCCTCATTGACAGCCCCCATGACCTTCGTCACGAGCATGAGCAGTTTACGCATTCCGAGTTTGGCAATGTCTGCCTTGTCCGCGCCAAGCACCTCAGCCATGAGTTCGGCAAGTGGGTTAAGGTCAGTGCTGTCCTTTGTCCCTGCCCCGATTGCCTCCATCTTCTTGGCGGTCTCACGCGATATATCCTCCACGGAATACGTCTTACCACCCACTACCACCTCGATAGGTTGACAGAGTTCGTCAATGTTGATCTTGGTCATGTGTTGCCTCCTTATGCGTATGAAGCTCCAGTCGCTACTGTTCCAGCTGACCACAGCAGTTTGCTTGTCTCGTCCGGGTGAGCATGGAATGTCAACCCATACACCCGCTGGTCGCCCAGATTAAACACCACGTCGAAGTTGGCGACGGGGTAGGTGCGTTCCAACCGCATCCAGTTACCATTGGACGCTGCTACCCCCGCCACAATGGGCTTAACAAACAATGGTAGCCCATTATCATACATTGACACGCCTACTGTATCACCCGGCAACACTCCCACATATCCACTCGCTCCACCGGAGTTCGTACCACCCGGCAATAGCGTGGCGAGTGTGGCAAGTGCAATACGTGTTGCAGGCACTGTCAGGCTACATGCCGAATACCCCATCATGATGTGGTCAACGGGCGTATTGCCGTATATTGCTTCCTTCACTTCACCGGGATCAGCCCCCGTCAGCGTGAGCCTTACTTCCTCAAATATCTCACTGATAACGGTTGCCCCCCATGTAACGGTTGCAGGCCCCAAATCCCTTGTCGGCCCCATAGTTCCGAGTGCCATAATCCTTCTCCTTTACAACATGTTTGTCACAGTCACATCAACAGGCATGGCATATCCATACCTTCTCCCCGACTCATCCAGACCAAGATAGTACGGGGTACGGCATTCAAAGTTGCACACATAGACAGCACCAGACCCAATCGCCGTCAGACTCACCTGTTGTGTGCCGTGGAGCAGGTTGAACACGGTGTAGGCGTCATCCCGTGCCGTAAACCTTGTTGTCGCCCTTGTATAGACGGTCAAGGGGACTTGGCGGTAGTCGGTGAGGAGACCATTTGCCAGACCAGCACCGGTCTCAGCCACAACCACACACTTGTCTATCAGATCTGAGTCCACACTCAAGGCGAAGAGGGTGGTGCCCAGTGTAAAGCTCGTATTGGCGTTGATATAGTTGCAGAGTTCCTTAATCATAGCCGGATTGTCCTCACAACTATCGCAATGTATTCAGGGGCATTGGCATACAGCTTATCCCCAAGATACTTCATACCAGCCCCCGGCTCAGTCTTGACGGGGAATGTCTCATGCTGAATCATGGCGTAGGGGGCATTAAACACCACACAGGCCTCATGATTAACCCTACTGATGGGGTCTCCCCCATACACCTGTGGCTGATACTTCCCTGTTGCACCTTCCCCATATCGTGCGGCATCACCTTTCTTCACCCCATCCACAAACACTGCTCCTGACGCCCTCAACTCCCCTGCCTGCCTCAGAGTCATGGGGGGATAATTAGGCCTGTGTATAGGGGTCGTAGGCAACCCCACAACCGTATCCCTCATCAGCTTCTTACCCGCCAACTCCAACCCCTTGCGGATACGGGCAGGCAGTATCACGTGGTTGAGTGCAGCCATCTTCCTCTGCACCTCACTCATGTCCAGATACATTGTCTTGCTACGTAACATATACGTCCATGCTCCTCACACTGAAATCCCTGCTCTTACTAATCTTCATGATGGCATGTTCCTGTCCATCATACACTATCTTGTCCTTATAACTTATCGTGTTAGCAGCCCGTGTAGCAAACCCACTCGTAATAATGGTTCTTGGCCGCATATACACTTTCGCCATACTCACCACAACTTCCCCTGCCTCATTCTGTATGCGATGTTCCCCATAGTCAATAAACGCCTTCACACTCACGTCCTCCGGTGCATTCGGCTCTTGCCACTCATCCGACCCCTTGTCCATCCTCAGGGTAATGGTGTCGATTAAATATGCCCCGATCATCAGGTCGCTCCCTCATCCTCATTAAGGTTGGAATAGGCATCATAATCCACCCCTTCCTCCTCATACCGCTCCAGATTGACAAGGTACACGGGGCGGTCAGTATCATAATCCCCAAGCAACTGCTGCACGATGGGGGGTATGGGAAGCTCAATATAATTATCATCCTTATACCTCTCCTTCACCACTCCTGCTGCCACCACTCCCTGTGCCTGCAACCCCATTCTGAGGTCGAGGTCTGGCTGATGCTGGAGCAGGAATATGGCATACTCACACTGGGCATTCTTAATCGCCGTAGTACCCACCACCGGCAACGCATACTTGACATTCAGCCACGTGTATGCCGTGATCAACGCCAGCTTATTGTCTGCTGCCCCATTCGCCCAATACCCACTTGCCCCCAGTCTGGCATCACAGTACGTGTTTGCCTCTGCCTCAGTCACCCAGCTATTCGTCCCCACTGTAATCGTAACCGCCATCTCCTACTCCTTTATCTTCTCATCCCAATAGTCAAGCAACCCTGCCAGCGTCTGCCTGATGGGGATTCGTGGTTGCCATCCAGTGAGGGTGCGGCACTTGGTGCTGTCCGGTATCTGTAGGGGTATGTCGATGGGACGCACAAATGCCTGATTCACCACTTTCTCCACATCCAGCCCCGTCATCTCAATCATCATATCCAGCAACTCCCCCATGGAGTACAACTCATCCCCACCTACATTGTATGCCTCACCTGGTGTAAACTTGTCCATGAGCATCGCATACCCCCTAACACAATCCCTCACGTCCATAACCACACGCCTGCTACTCAACGTCCCCACTTTCACTACAGGCTCCTGTAGCCCTTTCTTAATCCGCATGAGCTGGTAGGCATCCCCCGATATTGAGAACGTAAACCCTCTCCGTGTCCCTGTATGACTAAATGCTCTTGTGTTGAATGCCCGTAGTCCTTTACTCCTTGCCCTCTCCCCTACATACAAGTCTGCCGCTGCCTTACTCACCCCATACGGGTTCACCGGCGCAATCGGGCACTCCTCCGTAATAGGCTGCTCATCCTCCGCCACTGCCCCATACACCTCACTCGTACTACAATTCATCATCCTGCACTTAGGACTATACTTCATCAACAATTCCACCAACCCCACTGTCCCCACTGCATTCGTCACAAACGTCCCTTGGGGGTCTTCAAAACTCGTTGGCGGGTGTGACTGTGCCGCCAGATGATACACCTGGTGAAACTCCCTTGTCCTGAACACCCTCACCAACGACTCTCTATCATCCAGATTCCCATAGACAAAGTTCAGTCTCCCATACACCTTATCCGTCACCACGTCCCTAATATCATTCTCACGCCCGTTAGACGCCCGTACAAGCCCCCAAATCCTGAACTGGTGTTCGGGGTCGTGTTCCGCGAGATAGTTCGCCAGATGCGCCCCTGCAAACCCTGTTATCCCTGTAATCAGTACATTTTTCACTTACTCCCCCCTTCTACCAGCGTATCAATCAGCTTGCTCATTGCCACCCTCACTGCATTAAACTTCCTCACCCTGAGCGCAAGTATGCCTGCAATCACCGGATCGCCGTCCATCTTGCCACTGTGTATGGGTGCTTCATAATCCCATATGGCCGCATTGATCGTATACATCATCCCCACTATCACATCCCACGGCAACGCCTTATGCTTCCCCCTCAACTCCGACAACCCGGCATTATACTTCCCATACACCTTCACATCCCCCACATCACGCTCATTATACAGTCTGGCTATTGTCAGTCTGTCCACCAATTCCCCTGCACTCATCTCCATGCCACTGTCTCCCTTAACTGGTCATACCCTATCTTCGGGAAGTGATTGATATGCGAGTTCTGTGAGCAGTTCACCACCGTGATACAGTCTGGGTCATAGGTATATGTCTCGTTGAAATGCCGTGTCCCGAACGCCAACCCGCATGGGCGTTTCTCTTCAGCAAAGAACCCGGGGTCATAATACGTCTCCAGCATCTTCTGCTGATTCCACTCATTATTATCATCCGGCACATACCCATCAGCCCCGAACAACACCACCTTCTCCACCCTACACAATGCCAACTGGTCGAGGATGAGGGCAAGGGAGATGGGGTACACCGGCCTGCACAACAGTCTGGGCATCACATACAACTGCTCGTCATGCTCCTTCACAATATGTGTCCATTCCTCCTTACCCAACCATGACAATGCCGAGAACGTAGTCATAAACAACCCTGTCCCCCTATCCAAGTACCCATTCACATCCTCCACCCGTCTCGGCATCTCCTGTTCACTCATCAGGAACACCAACTCAAGCCGCTTCCCCACCTTCCCCAGTATCCTGTCCTCCATCACCTTGAACCTGTTGATACTCATATAACACATGTCCAAGTCGACAAACTCCTCTATCCTCTCCTCCAGCTCCCGTATCGACCCACCATGTAACATAATCCCCACTGTACGCTCACCCACAATCTTCCTGAGGTTGATTGCATCATACCCCATGTGGTAGTACGGGTCTGACATCCGCTCCATTGCCTCAATATCCCCATGCCTGATGGGGTATGTCCACTTATCGGGCTTACTCAGGTCTGGCGTCACAAGCCAATCTGTCGGGTCTGGGTTCATTTACTCGCTACTCCTCGTGCAAAGTCAATCGCCATCTGTTTGGCATCAGCCACGGTTGCAGCCTTCCACTCACCACGCTCATAGTTGTATGCACAATTCCCCACCTTCACTTCCGACCCCACGCTGAACATATTATGCACCCGGTGATTCCACGCAAGCCATGACTTGGCAGCAGCCCAGTACCCAATTGTGGGGTAGCGATCCTCCTTATTAGCCTTCTCCAGCTTCAATACCCCTGCCTTAATAAGCTCCTCAATCCGTGCCGGTCGTCTCTTGCGTGTCCGCATACTCTCCTCCTTACGGGTAATTCATACACATGGGGTCATCACCATTAACAAACAACCTCTCACACTGCTCACACAGGTTGCTCACACAACACCGGGTCGTGCATCTGGCTGGTGTACCCCCATACAACAACTCTCTATGTTTCCCCTTGCCCCAGAACTCCAATATCTGTGCAGGGTCAGGGTAATGACTCCCTATCCTGTACTCCTCCTGATAATACTGGTCATCGCAAAAGTACACATTACCATCCGTGGCTATGTGTATCCGTAGCGGTGCCCCGTAACACTGCCCAAACCCCTTGCTATGACTGAAGTCGGGGTTGAACTTATGCATCACCGTATACACATGGAAGTGTTCCGACTCCAGCTTATGGCACTTGTCAAACTGCCTGAATATCTCATCAGCATCAAAGTCCTTGTGGTCGAACCCGGTATTGGTCATCCCCTGATGGTGAGTATCCATTGGTCTCGCTATAAAATCATGTGCCCCAATATTGTATGCTATCTGACACGCCTGATACACCTCATGCTGATTCGTGGGCGTAATAAGAAACTTATACCCTATCCCCTTGTACTTGGCATGTTTTGCCATCAACGCAATATTGTTAATCACCATGTCGAATGTGGCACACCCCTTATCCCTTGCATATGTCTCAGCACTACCTGCATCCACACTAATCCCCACCCACCTGCACAACTCCCCTATTGCCTTAGCTACATCAGGATTATACACCATGCCATTTGACAATATCGCTGCATCCATACCCAGTGTCGCATTCCTGTTGAGGAGTTTCTCAAACTGAGGATGGTATGTCGGCTCACCTCCACCAGCCCACACTACCGCCTTCACCCCCCACTTCTTCAGGAACCCCAACACGTTGGTGATATGCTCCTCACTCAACTCATGCCCATGCTTCCTATACTGCGCCGAATTACACCACTTACACGCCAACGGGCACTTCAGCGTAGGGTCAATACGCGCCTGCACAGGTACTGGCACTCTCCCCCGTGCAATCTCCTCATACTGCTCCCTGTACAACAGCCCCTTCATGGGGTTGAAGCTATTATACTGGTTGTTTGCCGCCCACTGTTGCATCAGTGTATCCCCACTGTGTTGAAGTTACGCCCCCACAGGTATCCTTTCGCCTGCCTCTCCTTCCATATCTCATTATCCCACTTCTGCTTCTCACCCCGGTTGGCATAATGCGTCTTGTCCAACACCCCACCTGGTGCGTCAGGGTGAAAGTGTTGGAGTTTGGCATCAGCACAAAACACGAACTTCCCCGTCTCCTTAGCATACTCCCCCATCTCAGTATCCACGTAGAACCGATAGTATTCGGGGCAGTATGCTTGTCCATGGGGAAACCTCTCATGAAACTTCCTCCCCACCAGCCTGAACCCATACTGCGTTATCGCCTCAGGCCACGAGGGCGGGTAGTTAGTCACATTCAACCCCACTACCCCATCACCATCAGGAAACCTCGTCCTGAGGCATTCTGAGGCCGCTACGAGGCATTCTGGGTCAAGCTCCGTATCATCACACAGAAACAACACTGCATCCGCCAGACTATCCTTCACAAAGTTATTCCAACACGTACTCACCTTGCTATAATCCGTCATCTCCACCCTCACCCATGGCTTGCGCTTATACTTATCCCGATAATGATTCACTTCCGGTTGGAGTGATGGGAGGATAGTCAGTTGCGTCCCTTGTATGAACGCCTTCTCAATACTCTCCACACACACGGTGAGCTTCCCCTCACGATCCAGTGTTGGTATCCCAATATCAATCGTCATGTCCACTCCATGCCTCCAACAGACAAAATACTGAGAACTCTTCAGAATCAATCACAATGGTTTGTTTATGGTCAGGGTTCTTGAGGGCGAATTGTGTCCTCCACCACCGTGCATTCTCCACCGTCAAGTGCAACCCCTCACGGTGCATACTCGGTCGTGGGCAGATTATGTGAAACGTCTTATCAGTCGTAACCCTGTATATTTCATTAATCACCTTCCCCACCAGTTCAGTTGGCATGTGTTCCATCACATCCACTGAGAACGAGAAGTCAAACTCCCCATCATAGAAAGGCAAATCCCATAACGCCGCCCGCTTAAACAACCCCTTGCCCCCACTCACCCCATCAAGTGTTATATCCACACCACGAGCATAATACCCATTGGCTGTAAAGTGCTTAACCAGAAACCCTTGACCACACCCAAGCTCAAGTATCCTGTCGGACTTGTTTACACGGGGTAGTATGAAGTTGCCCACCCGATCCTCATACTTACCCGCCCCATACCCCTCCTTGTGCAACTTACTATACTTCTCCCGCTCCACTTTCTCAATCGCTACCAAGTCCACCTTGCGTCCTCCGTTGTATATCAACTCCATCATACTTGTAATCATACACCTCTACACACTTCACATCCGTTAACGCCCTGAACATGTGCCACACCCCCACCGGTATCCTGTAACCATCACCCCTACCCAGCACACGAATATGCTTCTCATCCCCCACCCATGATGCAATCTCCAACCTACCCTCAATCACATAAAACACATTATCCTTTTGCTCATGCTTATGTTCAGAACAGTATCCCCCAGCCTTCACCTCAAGATAATGGGTTGAACTCCCGTTGTTATTGAACAGTTCAGTAGTCTCACCCCACACCTTATTTGCTTTCTTCATGGCTTCGGCTCCCCCATAAACTCATTCCTCGACATCACCGCAGTCATTACCCCATTGTGCCTGTACTTCTCAAACTGCTCCACCCACCACTCAATCGGCTTCACCGTCATGTGCAGCACCACCCCTTGCCTGACCCCATCAAACAACGCCACCACATGTGTCGTCTGCCGCTTCGTCACCCTGCATATCTCCCTGATTGCCGCCTCCATCTTGTCAGTCGGCACATGCTCCAGTACGTCCGTAGACGCCGTGTAGTCGAATTGCCCATCATCAAACGGCATATCCCACACAGGAGCCTCAAACACGCCCCTGGTGCCCCTTGGCACCCCCCTCAGCGATATATCCACACCAGTGCAGTCCACTCCATGCTGCCTCAACCTGAGCAGTGTAGTGCAATCCCCACACCCAATATCCAACACCCTATCCCCCTTCTTCATAGTCTTGAGTATGTGGTTGGCAAAGGGTTCAGCACACTTAGACCTCTTATAATCAGACCCCCAGCAATCATCATACTTCTTCTTCTCCAACACTGCCACCGGGTCATCTGCCATTGCCACTTCCCCCCTGAACCTCCTGCTCGCCTGTAACTGCTCGATCACCGGTGGCTTATCCGTCATCATGGTATCAAATATCTGACAATACGAATGAGGTAGGCTGAAGAACTTGAGCCTATCCTTCCACTTCTCCAGCACCTCTGCCATCGTCTGCATCTCAATACGCTGTGGCTGTGCCTTGTTCAACGCTATCCAATCCTGCACAAACCCTCTTACCCGTTCATTGTTCTTCAGATATATGACGGCATTGGCAAGCTGCTTATCCCTACGCCCACCCGGGAATTGTGACCAGTCTATCACACACACCCCAAGGTCGTACTCAGCATCATCAAACAGGTCAGGGTACTGGTGGATTGCCGAGTCCGCATCCAACCACAGTATGCTACGGTCTGGGTACTTATCCATCATCTCCAGTATATACTCAGCCTTGTAGTGGGTATTCGCCTGCCACGACCCTCTGTTCTTCACCCCTTGCACATCATGTTCAAACCCGAACAAGTGTAAATCCCTCAACAACCTCTTTGCCTCACCCTCATACCCCGTATTCCGCGTATAATACGACACAGCAACAGGTCTATCCCTCTTATCCCTCATCACATCCCGGAGTTTGCCAAAGGGGAAACACTTCAGTGCGGACTTTGGATTAAGGTTAATCACCTCCACCCCTGCTTCCTCCAACACCGGTGCAAACCCATTAAACGCCTCCACATACCGCTTGTATATATTCTCACCATAATCCACCGGATACCCGTTATGCCACCACTTTTGCTTCCCCTGCCTGTTCCCCTTCATGTCAAACCCCAGCAGATACACTTTCTTCGCTCCCAATGCCGCCGCAAGATTCACTGCCCCATACCCACTATTATTCTTGAACGCCAACTTCTTGGTAGTCCCAATCCTATGCTCCATCACCGAATCATTATCAATCAGGAATATCTCAGGTGGGAATATCTTGTGCAATGCCATCCACACCTTGTACCCGGAATACTCATCAAATGCCCGCATGGACTCATCACCAAACTCCCCCAGATGTGCCCACCCGATACACTGACTATCCACCCCAAACAACAGGCTGGGGTCACATATCTCATACGCCCTGTTAATCCCTATCACCAACTCCCCCTTCAACATCCCCAAGTCCTCACGCTTCAGACTATACCCGCCCCCAATAATAAAACACCGTCTGCCTTCCCACACCCCATTCCTCACGTAGTCTGAGAATGTCTGTGGCACCATCGCCCGACGATTCATCACGTGCCCCCGATACGCCGCATTCGCCTCCCGCACCTTCACAGCCATGCTACGTGCCGCCGCCCTACGTGCGGGGAAATCAGACATACTCAGAATCTTGACTGGCTTCCCATCCACAACTATACCCACGCCGGGGTCTGACTGCATCCTCCCCCGACGCACTGGCAGATTCGACATCAAAACGGGTGCATTCTCAGCCTTGGGAGCCACCACACGTCTCCGCTTCGGAACATCAGACATTCTTAGCATCATCACCTCGTAAATTAAACAGGGGAGCCAGCCCGGATAAGCCAACTCCCCTGCCGGGCATCACGTCATGAGGGGGTCTATGACGTGGAACAACGCACGATTTGTTTGATTTCCCCAATCGCACCACCATACCGCTGCCACCCAACCGCGATGTCAGAGTATGCTTCGATGTCGAAATCGGAGAATACGGTCAAGTCCATCCTGTTCGCACCCTTGATTTTCTTCTTGGGGAAAATCACATAATACTCAGTGGAACTCTCCAGCATCAGTGAGTAGATGGGACGAACATTGTAGTAGAGTTGATTGGTGCTTCCCGCAAACGGCTGCTGCACCATACCCATTGCACGGGCAATCCTACCCTTGAGTTGGATAGGAGCCAATATAATGAACTCGCTCTGAGGGGTGACACCCATCCCAAGGTCTTTGAGTGCAATCAGAATATTCTCACACGCCTTGTTGATGGTATTGATGTCGCGGATCGGAACATAGTTCTCATTGGTGGTGGGCACACTACCTGTCACTGCCTGCCATGCGAGGTCGTAGGTGGCAGCCACCGCATCAATCAGGTCGTAGAAGTCCTGAGCTTTGGACGAATATGCCTTATTCCTGAACTCGATGGCATTATCCTCAATCGTCCAATACTCACGGTCATCAAACAGACGCCGCGACCAACCCAGACCCGCACCGTACATGTCAAGTGTCACACTCACCTTCTCACCCGACATCTTGTACAGTTTGGCTTTCTGACCTTCCGGCACCTTGGCAAACGTCAGACCCGACTCGACATCCATAATATCAAACCCGTTACGGTTGGAATTACGCATGTCCATCATGTCGAACACTTGCTCATACCCCGTGTCGAAGTAGGTAAGCTGATGATACTTGTCCAGCACCTCCAACACGCTGGTGGGGAAGTCGGCAGACGTGCCAAACGCCTGAATAAGCGCAGACCGTGCAGACTCGCTACTACCCGTACTTGCGAATGCCTGAGCCGCAGCTCTGAATGGTGCTGTGGTGGGCTGGATGAGGAAATTGTTCAACGCACCCCTGATCAGGTGCCGTGTACCGGGATTGTCGATTCCACCCATACGCTCGACATATCCCCAGTCAGAGACAATCTTGCCGTTATACATTGGTCTCTCCTTAGGCTACGATTTTGAGCATACCGTCGAGGTGAATCTCAATCTCAGTGTCGCCACTGGACGGGGCAGTTGTCACAATACCGCAAAGCACACCACCGCTCTTGTCAGAGACATTACCGTGAATCGACTGGAAGTACACCTTGCAGCCTTCAGCCAGTTCGGCAATGTTTCCGGTGGTTACAGTGGCGCAGGGAACAACGATTTTTGCCGCCTTATACACGAGCACCGCTGTGCCACCAATAGCTACCGTATTCACGATAACGCCCACTATATCATTCCGTGCCACCATCTGCCCTGCTGTGTAAGCCACAGTAGCGGTGAACTCCAGTACGGCATAGGGGTCGTTGTTCGTGGAGCTACGGAGCTTGAAATCAGTACCTCCGAGTGTTGCCATGATAATAATCCTTCGCGTTTATGCCTTCTGTGCTTCGGCAGCGGCTTTCCCACCCGGTATCAGTGGGTTGAGGTTGGGATTCATCTCAGTCCGCAACTGTTCGTCACGGGTGATGGGGGGTGTGTTGGACTGATTGTCAGTGGGGGTTTGTCTCTGTCCATCCACAGTGAACTCAGGAGGGATTTTGAATTTAGTGTCGGGATTGGTGTTATCATCTGCCTTAATCCCAAACACTTCCTTCGCCAGCTCCTGATAGTCCTTTGTCGTGGTGTCCACAAACTTACCCAAATCAGCCTTCAACCCGTCCTCATCGGTGGCCTCAGTGGTGAAGGTGCGGAGATTACGTTTGACGTATGCCTTCGCCTTGTCGTCGAGTTTGCGTTCGGTCAGGATGGAGTCAATAACGGTAGCACCCTTGGATCGCATTTGGAATTGTTGCAGCTGTTTTACCGACGCTGCCTTTTCATTCTCCAATTGTGCCACCTTGTCCCTCAACCCATCTCTTTCCTCACCCACTCTCTTCGCCATGGCAAAGTGTTCCTTCGTCTTCTCCTTCACCTTCTCATCCACCGTACTGTCACCCATAATATCATCCACCCCAAACACCTGAGACGGTTTCAATCCCAAATCCTTCACTGCCTGCTTCACATCGGACAAATTCATTGTGCTTTCTCCTATGTCGCTCCCAAACGCCTGCACGTAAGCCTGCACTGCGCCCAGAAGGGTTGCGCCGGGGAATCCCGGGGTGTCGATGCCGGAGTTGGACAATGCCACCCCTGACACGTTTTTAATTGCGGTCGGCCATGCCTGAGACCCGTCATGATTATACTCTATCTCAGCCTCTATACTCGCAACATCAAGTGGTCTGGTCTTGAATTGCGGGTAAACATAGATAGCCGCCAGAGTATTCATGCGGTCGCCTATTTGTCTCACAGCCTTGCCAACGATCTCACCTATTTGTGTTCTCCCAACCTGGGAGTTCGTAGTAGGGTCGTGACGGTCGAATACAGGCGTACCAAGTTTCATCTTGTCCGCTACCCACTGGACGGCTGCCTGTATCCACGTGAAAGTCTTGTTGCCTATGCCGGGGAGATGGAGATTGGCATCCCCCTCATGCCCAACCGAGTACACGCGCACTTCGGGACTGGGGTCACGTTCCTTGATCCCAGCCACCCAGTACGGGTCGATTATGTCATCAAGCTCACTCTTGCTCAGAGCCTGTATTGTTGCCGTCAGATACTGTTTCATTGCGCTTCCTCTGTGGTTGCTGATCCTGCTTCTCCAGCACTTGCGGCTCGTCAATGGAGGCGTCTACCGCCATGGGGTTGAGGTTTGTCCCGAACGCAGTATTATATATCACCATCGCCTTCTGAAACACTTCCTCATACACCCCTACCCATGTACGACGCTCCTTGCGCGTGGAGAGGGATATGAGGTTGCCAAGGTTTTCTGCCGTGTCACGGTTGGATAGGAGTTCAGGGTAGCCAAGGAAGTGTACGGGGATTCCGGTTGTGCCTGAGATGGTCTTGATAAGGGTTTGGGTCTCTTCCTTGAGTGTGGTGTAGCCATCACCCTTCCATCCCACAAGCTCCAACTCCACGCCCTGCCCACCAAGTATGAGCAGCTTGCCTATACGCCAATTACTCCCATTCACCCAATCATTAATCTCTTTCGCAGTCTGCTTGTCGGGGGCTTTGATGACCGGGGTAGGCATGGAGAATAACCGGTTGATCTTGCGCCAGTCCCATATTGCCTTGTCCAAGTCCTCAATCTCCCGCAGAATAAATGCCGTCTTGGGGGGTGTCTCATTAACCTTATCAGCACTCCCACCAAACCGCTTATACACAAACCATTCAGGCTTCAGGTCGAACTTAATGCCAGCTTCCCCACTGCCTGTATACTCTGCCCTCGTGTAATTGAAGAAGTCATAGTCTGGGGTATACACCTTGTAATTGAACTTGCGCCATGGGACATGCACCACCCGCACATTCCTGTTCTGCTCATCCACCAGGAACCGTATCAGCACCTTCCCCTCTATCTCCGCTTCCTTCGCAAACTCCATGGGCATTTCTTCATCGAGATTGTTGAACCGCATAAACTCTTCCACCCATTCCATCTCCGCATCCGCCGACCCCTTAAAACCTTTACGCTTCTTGACATCAATACCCTCCCCGACTGAGAACGCTGTACGAACATCAATAATGTTCTTCGTTATCATACAACCCCACTCGGCGGTATTGTCGTAGAGCTTGCCGAGTGCAGTTACCTGTGTGGAGTATGAGCTGTATTTGGCTGGGGTGCCACGGTAGTGGCTTGTGGTGGTTGAATCGGTATTCGTCGTGATGTCGGTGGATGCCTGTATGTCGACATTCAACATCTTGACTTGGCGTTCGAGTAGATGGGTGTAGTCGCTGAGTTGCTTATACTGTCGTTTGTTGTGGGATGCTTGGAAAAGGTTGGCGAACACCGTGGGCATATTCATCATGCATCTCCATGTGGAGCATTTTGCTACTACGTAGCATTATGCTACTGTTTGGGTGCATGATAAGCATAAGATGAGAGGATGTCAAGAAGAATTATGACAAGTGGGGTGTATGCAATACTTACGGGTTGTGTCCAATCGGCATTATCTGTACCGCCATCTCCCCCTCCTATTCCGGCATTATGTTGTGTTTGCTTGTCCCAATGTATGTTCCCTCTCCCAATCCCATCTTCGCCATACAGAAATACCCTGTCTCATCGCATGTATGATTATTCGCATCCACCGGCTTCCCGTTCTTCACCGCATACATTGCCATCTCCTGCCTGATATGCAGGCATATCCGATTGATTAATAGTTTAGGTGCACCCAACACAGGCTTCAGAGCCGATTTGACACGCTCAATCATGCCATCAATATCTTTCTTTACAATCGTGAATGTGGCATTGGGGAGGGCTTCCCGCCACTCCTGTATGAGGTCTGGGCGGGCACTATCAGGCACCACTTCCCTCACCAACTTCCACCACGGGGCTTGTTTCGCCCGTGCAATCACCCTACCATTGGTGGTAGACTCATCCTTAGACTGCATAAACAACTCTGTCACCCGTATCCACGTACCCTTACCCCCAAGCTCCTCCGGTGCCTCCTGCCACACACCCACACTGAATGGATGCACTCCCCCAAAGTCAATACTCAACACCACAGGCTTGTCCATCAGACTCACACTCACCAGGTGGATATTCTCATCCCACTCCTGCTCATACACCGTATCCCCCAACCCCACCTTGATACACAACCAGTCACGTGCCAGCATGGAGTAGGAGAGCGTATTGAGCTTGTTGATGAAGTCCTCCACCGAGTAGTACCCGTCTGCCCCCTTCATCTGCTCCCCGGGGCATATAGATGACAGAGGGCAAGTGGAGCATGAGTAGTCCTTACACGATGCCAGACACTCCCAAATACAGTACTTGTATATATTATGCCCCTTCTCAGCCGCATTCGCCAACGCCCTGTCCATCTGCCCATTGACGTTGTGGTTGGTGCTGAACATACCCAATGAGGACTTGTACCCGTACTTGGACGTGGGCTGTGACAACGCCGCCTGATACACCTCCTCATCAATCTCATCCACCTCATCAAGTTTGAGGCACTGGGGATGCGGCCCACGCACCGCCGTCATACTCGCCGTGAGAATCGACACCCTACTCCCGTCCGTGAAATCGGCTTTGGTCTGCATAATGTCACGGATAAGGCGACTGTTCTTGGGGTCAGTCTCATCACGAAACACCTTCATCGCCTCGTAGGACAATAGCGACTGATCCTTACTCCCACCCAACAGCCGCGTCTCATAACGCTTCCTGCTACACGACTTGACCCATGTATCCAACCCCCCATACAAAAATGTCTTAGACCCCGACCTGCACGACCATATCACGTAATACCGTGCCACGTCCCGGAGTACATCACTCACCGCCCTGAACTGGGGCTGATGATCCTCCTGATTGCAGATGTGCTTAGTCCCCACCACAGCCACCTGTAACGCTGCCAAGAACTCAATCACATCAAGGTCAGTCTTCATCCCCTCGTTCAGGTACTTCGTTATAATCTGCGTCCTGAACTCCTCCCTCAAGCTGGCTATCTCTTCCTGGGACATTACCATTTTTCAGATTCTCCATCATCTGTATGCGGTCTTGTTGGGATACATTACCCATGAACACGTTGAACTTGTCAATCTTGGTAGCGCGGTCTTGAGCTTTGGCTTGGGGTTTGTACTCAGCCACGAATTTGTAATAGGACTCAAGCATCTGGCGGTATTCCTTCACCAGTTTGGTCAGTTCCTCAACACTCGTGATGTGTATTGTGGGGGATCGCCTACCCGTGTCATCAGGCAGAAACACACTGTCGATGAGGGCTTCTGTCTGCTCCAGCAGTATCAGCATCTTCTTAATCACGGGGTCATCCACCTTAACCAACGCCCCCTCCTCCTGCTTCCTCTTCACCACGTCCTGATACTCCACAAGGCGTTCATCCCACCGGTAGAGCTTTGACCACTTGCATACCGTGTCGGGGGCTGCACCAACCCGTCTGGCTACCTCCCGCCTGCTTCTCCCTACCCCCAAGTCACGATATATCTCAAATGCATGGTATTGGCGTTGGTTTTCAGGTTTTGGTTTCTGCATAAGTCCTCCTATTCCCAGCCCTCGCAGCCGTCATAGAATGTTTGTGATGTGTGGTTGTAGAATGGTATGGTAGTCCACTTCCTGAGTATGTCGCGTACAGACCACTCCTTTCCACAAGTGGAGCAGTGAAGTGTGTATGGTAGTTCAATCTCAACAGGGATGCCACTGTCGGGAGAGATTCCAGTGCAGAGTAGGCAGACTGGCTTACCATCCGCATCATCCCCCATCATGGTGTTTCCGCATCCCTTGCAGATGGTTATTCTCATGTGTTTCTCCTGTACCCATAATGGGAGCGGACGTAGCATCCAGTCCTTGATGTCGGCAAGCATGGGATGGTCACATGTTAATGCATCAAATATATCCCATCTATTCACAATGTATACGCCTCCAAGTTCTTCCAGTCCTTGCCTGTCTCACAGTCCACCTTCACCGGCACTGTCAACTCCACCGCCATACACATCACTTCATGAAACTGTGGCGCAATCACTGGCAAATACTCATCCTCCACCTCGAATATCAATTCGTCATGCACCTGAAGGAGGGGGCGGCATACAACACCATAATCGTCCTGCCATTGGTTTACGATTGGGGTAAGCCGCCTCATTGCCTCCTTCAGTATGCCCCCTGCACCACTATTCTTGCTTATAACCCCTTCGCTGTCGAATGAATGATGCTCATGCTCAACGCACAAAGTGAAGACCTCAGACCACTCCCCCGTCATTTTCACACTTACTACTTTCTTCTTCACATCCGGTGCATATAAATTAAGCCTGTAAAAATCACGATGCTTCACACTTTTCTGACTATAAGGTCCTCTGATATTACAAAGTATTCCAACAGAACGGGCTATAAGAGCAGTATCCTTCAGCAAACCATAATTTACTGAGGTTATTGCATATGCTGATAACCCATTCGGATACTTTTTAGGTCGTGTACCGTCAGCATCATAATAACCTTGTACGAATGCTTTCTTTCGCTCTGCATCCAACACAAACACAATATCCGCAACACGTTTCTCCCAAGATGTTTCATTGGGCTTTATACCTAATTCAAGCATCCGCAGATTAAACGAAGAAGAGCAAATACGTATTACCCCTTTGGAATTTGGTGACCTAAAATCCTCATTGGTGTAAAATGAATACCCCTCCTTTTCAAGGAAACGTGTCAACCGTTGTGATTCATCCCGTTTAACTCCACCAAAATACCAATCAACTTTTCTCCGCGAGCTATTCATCCTTTTCCCGGAACGGGGATGGTTACTCCCCACATCAAGGTGGAATAAATGCCCGTCCCCATAATATCTACCAATCCAATACCAAAACTCTGGAGACTCTATCTGTTCCCCACCATCTTGTGTGTCAGGAAGCCCAGTCACCAGCACATCACCTTCTTTCAAATCCATCACATTTACCCATCCAGGCCATGCAGTACGCTGTACAAGCAGATAATGTGCAGTATCGCAATCAAAACTAAAACCATCATCGGTTCTCACTTTTACGGTTTCCCCTGTACCCTTGCAAATTGCCTTTGCGGAAGCCCACTCAGAGCCCGTCCATACAGTTATGTCTTTGTGTATAAGGGAGCCAATCTCTTCATAACCCCGTGACGTGCGCACCCTTGTGTAACCTGGAAGACACTGGATAGGAGCATTAACCCCCTGCCTTATCCCTGCTTCCCTCACATACTTCAGACTGGACTGGAGTTCGGGTATCCACCTGATGCGCCCAAACATGTCCCGCACCATGCCTGTACGCCTCATCTCCCCCTTGACTTCTTCCACCCAGTCAAAGAACCCCGGATATGTCTCCCGCCACGAATCCAAGAACCCTGCACAATCTTCCAACCCAAACTCAGTCAACCCCTCATGTTGGAACGCCGTAAGCAGCCCTTGTGGTGAGGTCAGGTAGATGGTCTGGAAGTTCACCTTCTTGGCAGGCTTCCGGTGCTTGTAGTCATCTATCTGCTCAGGGGGTAGCCCAAACATGTGGCAGGCGGTCGTCATGTGGATGTCCCCATCGTTACGGTAGATGTCGAGCATGGTGGGGTCTTGGGACTCATGTGCTGCCACACGAAGCTCGATCTGGCTGAAGTCGAGGGCGAGGAGGGAGCATTCAGTCATGTATCAACCCCACTTCCTTGTGTATCTGGTCAAACCACATCTCATCCCCGTCCACAGTATCTGTCTCATTCTCCCCCTTTCCATACAACAATTCACTCTCCACCTGTAACTTCACCCTGAGTTCCCTGCCTCGTTGGTAGAATGGATGATCCTTACCCCATCTGCGATTCATCATTCACTCCTTTCACTTATGAATGCTTTCCGTATCCTACACCCCAGCTCAGTCCTCACCGGATTCTCATTATTCCAGTTTATTATTGCTTGTTCTTTTGTATCAGCATAGGCACTCTGACGATTACAGGTTCGGGAATAACAGCAAACATAATATTTTCCATGTTGTGGGTCAGGCTCCTTCGCGGGATAACCACGCCCATAACCTGAAGTAAAATACTGCCCTATAAAAGCGTTTTTCCCGCATACTTTGCAGGGGTTAATTATAATTGTGCTCATCACCTACTCCTCTCTGATATAAACGCTTTTCTAATTCTCCTGCCCAGTTCTGTCCTCACTGGTATATTTTGGAGGTTAATTTTTGAGGAAGCGAGCCGTCCTGTCTCGGTGCGTGTGGTTGAATAAGTGGTATGAGTTCTCCCATCCTTGCCAACCGACCGTATCAGCCCTTCCACATAGGTAGACTGTAACTTGGTGTATGCCCTATAGTCCTGTATCTTGTTCACAATCGTGTGTTCCCTGTACTGGTCAAGCACACTGGCATCCGTACTCGTCTCCATATCTGTGTATATCCCCTCATCCTGCAACAACGCCACTACCTGCTGACTACTACGTGGGTTGACATAATGCCCTGCCAGATAGTTGATGTCTGCCTGTGTGGACTCGGTCAGGATGTCAAGGTCATGTTTGAGTGATTCCAACTCCCCCACGTCCAACAGTATGCCATTGTCCTCCATCTGTATGATCATGGGTATGCAGTCCATATCACGCTTCAACACCCCCTGTAGCCCGTATTCCTGTATCTTGGTGTGGAGGCAGGGGTAGATGGCGAACGTGGCTTCAGCGTCAAGTTTGGCATACTCCTCAGCAACCTGTGGGTCAACCTCGTCCAACCCCGCCTGCTCCATCTTGCCCAGTGTTGCCTCCACCTGCCCACGCCCACCTGCCTCGTCCATCGCTCCCCACTTAGCATACAGGTCTACTGAGGGGTCGGTAGTATGCTTGTCCAATAGCCTCTGCACTTTACCCTTGATGTTCTTGGGGAATGAGAGTTTGGTGGAGCCATCACGTGCAGTGTTGATGATGGGTTCTGGGTCTTCCCAGTCCAGTTCTGCCGCCTGTTCCAAGTATGCCCTCGCCTTTGCCTGTGTGGCCTCTGCCGTCACCTCTGCATACGTCCTCATCTCAATCCCCGCAAGCCTGTACGCAAGCACTTTGAGACTCAGACGGGGTTCACCTAACAAGTACGCCATCTGCATGGTGCATTCACAATGAGCAGGATGGATGCCACACTCGGCTAACACTCGGAGGTCGAACTTGGCATTGTGGAGAACAGTAAGGGTGTTATTATCTTCAAGATAATCTTTAACAACAGCCATTGCATTATCATACACACAGAAGAATAATGCCCCATGTGGTGTTGAATCATCCGCACATTGGATACTCCACGGCTTGCCCCGTACAGTCTCCGTATCACACGCCACAACCCTCATCCATCCCTCCTCATGGTCACTTTCTCTACCCATTGCCCGTCTTGGTTCACGACGTCGACCTCGGTCACGGTGTACCAGTGGCGGATGGCGTCGTCTGGCATGGTAGAGGCGGGTTGCCAGTTGAACTCCTCAGGTGTTATCGACCAAAAACGAAATCCTCCCTTGGTTCTAACATCTCGTTTGTATACAATGGCTGTTTGTTTCAAGATTGATGACCCGACCAGACTCCACACTTCTCTCACCCCGACTCGTGCGCCAAGAGGGTAGGGCAATTTGATAGTCAATATTTCCCATTTACCCCCATCTTGTTTACGTCCAAAGTGAGCTTCACCTTGTGATACAAAGTTGCCAAGATGTACATACCCTTCCGCCGGCTGTTCCATCTTCGCCTTGAACGTGACCTTGAGGTCGGACGTGAAGTCCGGCGGCGCGTCGTAGTAGTAGTTAGGCATCGGCGTCCTCCTTTTTCCATCCAGCAAAGTTAATCTTCACAATCATCAGCAAACTCATCTCGGTAGAGATATTCATCATCTACCTCCAAATATCTTTCTTCCCGCTTGTTGATATTCGCGCCGTATTCATAGTCGGGCTCATGGTTGCTGTCGCCATCATCAATCACCGGAAGCATCGGCGTCCTCCTTTGTCCAGCCGTGTATAGCCAGTAGACTATCTGGGTCTTTGCATACTATTAAAGCCACCTTGCGCATCACCTTTCTCGCCAGTGTCAGCCGTGCTTTGAGTCGTTCGAGTTCCATGAGCGCGTCATCCCGCTCCTTGTCAATATCGGACATAGCATCTACGCGGTGGTTAAACTCTGCGAACTCGTTGTGGCGGGCGGCTTGAATAATGTCTTCCGCCAGTTGTTTTACCGTGTCTTTTTCTTCGCGTGTCATTTCTCCTCCTCCGGTGCGCCAAAGTGGGCGAGAATTACCTGTTCGTCAACTACAGGGCATGGTATACCTATGCAATTATTAGAATCATGTTGACAAAAGTCACAAACAACGCCAGCCGCCATGCAATATTCAGCCGCTCGTGTCGCCGTCGCTTTCCATGCGTCGCGCTCGGCTCTTGTCCGTTCGACCTCCTCGTCCGCAAGGCTACGTGCGGCTTGCTCCTGCTCCCAAGTCTTTCGCCACCCGTCGCGTTCGGCTTCGATAGCGGCTAGCCTGTCGGCAATGGCATCCAATACAATGTCTTCGACTGCCACGAAGTGATACTCAGGGAAAGCACCAGTAACAGACATGGCGTCTCGTATTTTCTCTTTCCGATATTTAGCTATCAGCGAATCAGTCTGTGCGCTCATTCGACCACCTCTTTTCGTTTCACAAGGTCACGCAGGGCAAACACCTTGATAAGCCCTATGGTGAAATTCCAGTCTGTTGACCAGTACACTTCCGCAAGAGCATAGCCCTTACCGCCGTATCCTTTCGGTAGCAGTGTTTTGATCTTGCCGCATCCGATGGTGTTGCCTCTCACGCGCACTTCATCGCCAACAGACAAGCCATAGTTGGGCTTCATTCGACCACCTCATATGAACGGGTATATTTACACTTTGGATACCCTGTACACCCGATGAAATCACCGTGACGACCGCCCCTGATTTCGAGCGGCTTGCCACACCGAGGACAATTCTCGGTATCATCGTCGGTGTCGTATATCGAGCCGGTATATTCATCACCGGGATTCATTCCCTCATCTGTAGCCATTATTCTATCACCTCCATTGTCGCGGCGAGTTCGGGGGTAAGCGTGACAGCCACAAACCCCATATAAGGCAGTATTATCCACTTGTACCCATCCCATAAGACCTTGTGTATCTCAGTTGTCCTGTCCCGCAGCCTGTCCACGTCCAGTATCTCCCGCCTGTGCTTGTCGAACATGCAGGTCGAGACGTGGAGCGTGTACCTTTCTCCGGCCTTTTCGTAGACGTATGACTGCTTGCCGGTCTGTACCAAAATCCACGTTTCACCCGCTTCTCTTACCGGAAACTGTTTCCCCGTCGCTGTTTCAATTGCTATGAGCTTCATCGCTTCTCCTTATGTCAATTAGTCTTTTACATAGTCAAGAATCGTTCCTGTCGATATTATCCTCTCGACCAGTTCTGCTGAAATAGGGGTGATAGTCACTGTTACGTGCGGGTTAAAATTGTTGTTCAGAAACTGCATAACAGGACGGCAAAGGGTTTCAAAATCTTTTTGTTGTTCGTTGGTAAGGCTCATGGTTATTCCTCCTTGTTGGCAATATTCGCCGTTTCGTTGCCGTCAATGCGTTTGAACGTTATGACCGCCACATCTGGATTCGACGCCCACGAGTAGCCGCGTTTGGCATTGATGGAGTCCCAAATGTCATGGTAGACCTTGATAGTGAATTTGCGCCGGCCATCGTCCATGCTTTCGATAGTCACATCTTCTGGCATCACCGTTTCCGCCTTGCAACTGCTCAATGCCGATGTCCAGATAACGCCCTCTTCGAGACAGTCGTCAAATGTTATCTCTTGCACCCGCTCGACCCGTACATCTTCGGTAAGCTCCAGCGTGATGCGCGACGCCCAATGGGGCATGTGGATGGAAGGTTTCCACTTATCTTTATCTCGGTATCTTGGGTTGTCTGTTGCATAGTACAATACATTTACGGTGGTTAAATCATGGTCTATATCACCAGTGAGTGGTCTTGAAAAATGAAACCTTTCCCGTACCCACAGCGTGTCGCCCTTTTTCCATTTCAGGTATCGACCGACGTTTACCCTCCGTGTCTGTGTCTTGCGTCCTTCGAGTATGGCGCGTACCATTTCGCCGGTGAATAGTATCGGATGCTCGCTCATGTCAGCCCTCGTCCTTGTCGAAGTAGTTCGGGGGCGCGATGTGCAACGTGCGCCAGTCATATGCTTTTGATAGCACCCTGTCAAGCCAGTTATTTCCGTCAGGATGCCATACGTAGCTGTGAGGATCGTCTACCGCCCTGATGTTAATAGAGCGTGGCTTGTCCTCCCAAGAGAGAAATGAGTCTATCCCGAATATGGTCTGTACCCAATACGGGTCATCAGGTGGTGGCAACGCGGGCTTCGTTCGCGGTCGCAGGATTTCGCGGAGATAGTCGCCGCCATCTTGACAAATCAACCCCTGTTTCCCACGATGACTTGTGTTAGACCGACCGTACAAATCAACAAACACATCTACTACGTTTGGCACTCGCAGCTCCCCCGCATATTCCCATTCGTCGTTGAACGGTTCACCTGCCTTGTGCTGTGACTGCCCCTCGACCGGTACGAGGTGATACGTTACGCCATTAATCGTAGCCGTGTCCATTGTCAGCCCTCCTTGAGCGTGTCGATACGCTTGTACCACTTTTCCAGCTGCTCGTTGTGGTTGTCGGTTTGCTTCTTGGCATAGTCCAGCCATGCCTTTCGCGCCGCTTCGGGGGATAAGGAATAAACCGTTGACCATACGACCATGTTCAACCTGCTCTTATGAATCTGACTCGGTCGTGTCCACCCTATTCCTGTGTAGCGTATGATCTTTTCTGTTTCCTTGACAATTTCGCGGGGTGCATAATCAAGTTTACCGTTGCACCCCCACGTTGCCTCGTATATATACCGTGTCTCGCTCATTGATCCCTCCGTGGGCTGGCGTTCAGCCCTGCCTTTCGTTGCCGGGGGCGGTAAAATAATTCGGAAAACCCGACCCCGGTTGCCGGACTATCCGGCGGTTAACAGTTAGCGGTTGCTCCTCCACATAACTCCCTCATCCCCCCTCACCATTCGCCCAAACCTCCTGAAGTCCTCCATAATGTGACGCATCATGGGGGTGTTGTGGAGGCCATAAGCAGGATGGTAAAGGGGCATCATCAACCGACCAAAACCCTCATACCCAAACCCATGCACCTTCTCCATCTTAGCCCCTTTAAGGAAGAACTGTGTAGCCAGTCTACCCACCAACCCTACATACTGTGGGTTAACCTCCGACAACTCATCAAGCAACAACGACCCACACGCCGTCATCTCATCCTCAGTAGGGTCACGGTCACGATCATTCGTCCTGCACTTTACCAGATTGGTGATGTAGACATTGCGCCTATCCATCTCTGCACACTTGGCAAGGTACAAGTGTTCCAACTCACTCCCACTCTTGCCTATGAATGGTTTCCCCTTGGCATCCTCCATCTTGCCAGGTGCTTCCCCTATCAACATGATGCTGCATGGGACTCTACCTTTCCCACTCACCTTGTTGATGCGGGTCATGGGGCAGCCCAGTATGTCGTGGTCAGGGCATGGCCGCATCACTCATCCCCCTTGACAAGTCTGGGTTGTCCTTCACCAGCAATAAAACTCCTCACCAGTGGCCGTAGTAATTCCGACACCGACACATCAGCCTTCGACGCCATCTCCCTGATCCTGTCACACTCTTCCCGTGGCATATACACCATTAGTCTGTCCATCACTTGTCCTCCACATTCAGTATCAAGAACTTTTCATCCAAGTCCTTGTCCGCCACCTCGACCCGATGGGTGATGCGGTTCCAGTATGACTCGCCCTTACGCGGGTAGTCAAAACTCATCACCCTACACACTGCATCCTCATTGTCCTTGTATTGATTGTCATGAGCCATCACTCTCCCCCTTCTGGCTTGCCCAACAGGTTCAATCTGACTGCTACACTATCCACCACCGTCATACTATCCAGCACCCCCACCACTACACACACACACACAGTATCAGGCATTGCCTCCCACTGCTCAATCCGCCTGAGCCGTTCATCCGAAGCCTGATGCCTCGCCGTCATAATACCTATCAACACAATTGCCACTATTGTTATTATAAAGTCACCATGAGCCATCATACACCCCCACGTAACTGTGTGATGATACTCCCACTCAACCCTTTCCCAATCCCCTCAATCTCCATCAACTCCTCCGGCGTCGCCCTTACCAACTCCTCCACTGTCTTGAACCTCTGGTCGATTGCCTTGGACTTCTCCCACCCCACACCCGCCAGACAACTCGCCACCTTCCTCACCAGCGTCTGCTTGGTTAACTCCACCACCCTCCCATTGTGAGGTTGCAGATGCCCACGGTGTTCGGCATACTCCTTATTCCACCAGTGATGAAGTGCCATGATGTAGTGGGCAGTATCCGTATCCCTCGACGTGTGGTAGCAATGAAACCCGCACACCACCTGTATTGTGTTCATAAACGTCCAGATGTCCCGTGCCATGAACCTGCGCTTGCCCGCCGTGTACTCCTGCCATCCCCCTCGTCTCCATACTTCCAGTAGCCCTGTCTGTGGGTTAGCCCTGAACATGCCCTCGATAATCAGGTAGAGGTAGTGGTAGGAGTTCATCATGCCAATGAGTTGTCTACCACTGAACCGCCCACTGCACATCGAGTTCACAAAATCCCCTATGCGCTTCCGCTCTATCCCTATGGCAATGTCCTCACCATCACCATGACCAATCAGCATGAAGTCGGCATACTCAAGATGGGTGAGAGTTGCCGCCCCCTTATGGAACAACGGCAACAACTCCCTGCTTCCCACTCTGTCATCAACATAAATCACGTATAACCCCTTGTAAGCCATTATAAGTGTTAATTGGTAGTTTGCTATGCCTCAACCCAAGATAATACAGCCTGAGCCACGTATGCCCCCTTCTCACTTATTCTGACGCCCCGGTGTGCGACGTAATTCTGTCAATGCCCTGCTCAAATCCAAACTCGCCCTCCTGACTGCCGCCGACTCATTGCACCCTGTAACACTCAGGGTTTTCCATGACATGTCACCGGTGAAGAGTTTGGCTTCGAGTGCTTTGTCAGCTTTCAGGTAGCGGTCTATCTCGGTGCGTACATCACTAAGTGTTTCCCGTGTGATCATGACGCCCTCCTACTGCTGTGTAAGTTTGTTAAGTACATCGGTGCGGAGTTGCTGTTTGGCAATGAACTCCCGCCAGAACTGACGCCGCTGGGTGCGTGTCCAGCCCGCCTGTCGCATGTTCCAGTCCAATGCATCCAACACCTTGAGGGATTTATTCACCCTGTGGCGCACAAACCACAGGAGGATGCGGTGGTAAGTGTGGGTGAAGGGGGCGAGTAAGCATTGGTGTCTCATTCCCAATCCTCCGGTGTAGTCCCCTCGATGATCATGCTTGCCACAAACGGAAATGTCGCCATATCCCCCTCAAACACTTCCCCGGTCATCTGCATGTTCTGCCTGCAATTCACCACCTCGACTGTACCCTGTGCCCCCATATCCCCCACCTCCATCCGTGTACGCAGGTTGGCCTGCACAATATACGGGAGGTCGTTGAACCCAGCAGGCTCATACTTCCCATTCCAACTCCCCATGGCATCATCATCCTTCCTCGACACATACTGCTTCTTGTACTTGCATATCAGGATGAGGTTCTTGTCATGGGTGAATGCCGCATCAATCATCTCCCTGAACATGCGGTTGAGTTGGGTGTACTTCAGTGGCGGCACTTTCTCCAACCTGCCCAACTCAGCCAGCCGTGCAATCTCCCATGCCTCAGTATCCGTGTCAAACACGATGCTGCGGGTGGACTTGTCCTCCAATGCCGCCCAGTAACAATCATACAACGCCTTCCACCGCTTCTCCTGCTCCTTCTCAGTCTCAGACGGCATATCCCTGAAGTTGGGGGTGGTGTATATCTCCTTTTCACTGGCAAACTTCTCAACCACGCCCTCAAGCCCACGGTCGGCATTGATGACGGAGATAGGGGCAGGTGCGGTGAGTGCAAAGTGGGTCTTGCCACTCTTGTCTACCCCACCCACGCGGATAATGAGACGGTGAGGGGGTAGTGTTGCTGTGATTCGTTCAAATCCTTTGGGCATCACCTTGTCCTCCCACTCACCACCGCCGTCTCACTGATCCTGAACCCCTGCATCTGGGTCAGCCCACTTGCCTTCGCATACCGTTTCGCCACCCCCAGGTTCACATCCAGTATGGTGTCGGGCAACTTCCCATCTCCCACCGCCGTAATCACTACCTTCTTATCCACCAACTCCACCAGTATATCACTCTTCACCGTTGTTGATCCGGCATCAGACTTGGTAGTCTTAACCACATCGGGTGCAGGCCGCACCGACTGCACCACCACTTGGCTATCCGCCAACGCCTCTGCCTCCTCCATATCCCCACGGTCGATGGCTTCTGCTGCTTCCTTAGCCAACTGTGCCTCCTGACGCCTGCGCTCCGCTTCCTCCTCAATCCTTGCCCTACGCTCCACCTCCCGCCTCTCCTTCTCCCTCTCCATCCATTCCCTCTTGATCTCCCCATCCACAACCCCCTGCGCCTGCTTGAACGGCTCACACAGACGCTTCATGCGGTCAAGGAGGTCTTTGTGGAGTTTGTGTGCCGCCTCAACATCGGGTTTGAACTCCGCCTCGATAGCCTTGACTGCCTTGCGGCAATTGGCTGTGAACTCTGATGCCAGTTCACGGGTAGTGTCGTCCACTATCATGATGGACTTGGCCTCAGTAAGCAGTTGTGTCCCTTGTGCCTCATACTTCCTGATTGCTGTTGTCTCCATCCCTCATTCTCCTTTCTCCATCATCCTTGCCTGATTGACTATCGCTTCCCAATTCTCATCCAACTCACGTTGCGTAAATACCAACTCCCACACCTTGTACACTGGGACGAACTCCAGATGCAGCACCCTGAACACACACTTGGCCGCCCCCACCATCTTACAATACCCCTTCACCTGCATCATCCACCTCCACATGTCGGCAGGGGACTTGGACGAGGAGGCCGCCGTGCACTTGTACTCCTCCACCACCCACTCATCACCATCATGCCGTATCCCGTCTGGACTCCCCACTATCCCATCCAACTCCACCTCACCCACCCTCACCGGCGACTTCAACCCGAATGCCAGACTGAGTGCTTCTTCCCACAGCCACCCCTTCTCAAACTGCATCCGTGATGCATCATCCACTTCACCACGCAACCCACCTTCCATTGCATGTATCACGCCGGTCAGGTGCAGCCCATTACTCCGACTCTGACTCTGGGCTGTTGTCCACGGGAACTCCTCCTTCAACTCCCTGATCCTCACTTGGCTCTCCCTCTCCTTCTTGCTGGGGTTCATCCTGCTGCCCCGGTTCATCCTTCCTGAACGGAAACGTCGCCACATCCCTCACCATCACCCATTCCCCCACCACCTTCATCCTTTCTGCATCGGTATCAGCCCGTGTAAACTCCACCATGAACTGACGCCGCTTCTGTATATCAACACCCTTCTTGACAAAGTGGCTGAATGCCGCATCAAACAACTCAGTCGGATTATCCAGACTCTTCTTCTCCACATACACCAGATAGCTTGTTTTCCTCGCCATATTCCTGCTCCGCTTTATAGGATTCCCAACCTGTGTGCCGTGCCTTAGACCCAAGCCGCTTCCTCTGCTCTTCCCGCTTCATGATGGCGTGTTTGAGGCAGTAGGTGGCATTATGTAGCGGCTTCCCGCAAATAATACACTTACCCTCTGCCTTTCTACGCTTCTGCCACTCCGCCTGCCTTGACGCCATAATCAATTATCCTGCTGTTAGTTGAGTGGGCTGGTGGTACTCGCCCCATTTGAAGCCTACCGTTACGACTGGCTCACCCACCCCAACCGTGTTTGTTATGGACAGCCTACTCCATCTTCAGCACGCCGTCCTCATACTCCCACTCATCCCTCGACTTGAGGAATGTATCATCCGACGCCAGCTTCAACGCCCCCTTCCTGTCATCCAGTGCCGCCACATCGTCATGCCTGAACATGATTGACAGCAGGTTCTTCTTGGCCACCTGTCCATCAGCCTCGATAATGACGCCCTGAATGATTCCCGCTAAGGTGTCGGCAAGCCCGTCATCCATTGCCGCCTTCCCCTTAGCCGCTTTTCCCTTGGCTGTCTTGCCCTTGGTTTCATTCTCCCACGGCAGCTTGTTGATCTTGGTACACAATAGCACCGTGTTGTCCCTGTCCCCTTTCTTCTTCAACCCCTTGAACTCCACTGCCTCTCTCAGGAAGTGTCCGTCCAGCCCGATTATGGGCGAGACATCATTGGGGTCGAGTTTGTTGAGGGGGAAGCCTGCCGCCACCATACTATCCACCAGCATGATGAACTTACAGGTCTTGGTCAGGGCGGACTTGGCTTTGAGTGCATCCAACCCCCTGCCCGTCTCGTCCGGCCTGAAATCACCACTACCCCCAACCGAGTACATCTGGTTGGACTCCTCACCATCGACATCGAACGACACCTGGCACACAGGCACTGCATCCACCATGGCTCCGTCGTAATCGGTCATGATAAACCGCATGTCGGTGATCACGCCGTCGAAATCATCGAGCAGTCCACCACCTTCGCTTGCAAGATCAGGTCTGATGCTGACATTACCCATCTTGGTTCTCCTTCATTGACTGTTTGAAATTAGGGTTGAGATGATCCCACACTATTCCGGCATTCTCCAATCTCCCCCTTTCTTCCTTGATCAGCCTGCCGATGGCTGTCGTGATAAAGTTTGTCATGTTGGGGTATTTGGGTATGTCCCCTTCATGCGTAAGATACAGCACACGTTCCATGTCCTCCACCAGGTCGGGTGGAAATCTGAATGTCTTGATCACACATGCTGTATTTTTTCTTGGTGCTCCTCCTACGTACACCATCACTCACTCCTTGTCGATCATGTTGGTTTCGGGGTTCCCCCACACCCCCTTATTAAGTACTAACACTCTTATAAAATATATAACTCTTTTATACATAGTTCTCACGTGCGTACAATAAAGGGTTGTGTCACCTGTGTCACAGCTTACTCCCACGGGCATCTACAGACAATATTATGATTTGTTGTTGTGTCACGGAGTCACCCCCCTTAATCAGGCTTAACTGGGTATAATAACACAGACTTATCCAAATCTATACCCACCCAGTACCGTGTTGTCCTCACCCTCCTCTCCTCCACGCCAGCTTGTTTTAACTGTCGCCCGAACTGGTTGATAGACCTTGGTTTTTCGCCAATCGTGTGACACAGTGACACATATGACGCATACAGTTCTCCCTTCTCGATGAACAAATCAGGGGCACGTTTACAGTTCTCTTTGACGAACTCACCAATCGAATCCTGCTCCCCGCGATACACGGAGGTGGCACTGATCACTATGCCTGATTCACGTAGTCCATACTGCCCCCAATCACGCGCACCCCGGATTGCCCAATTGAGGATGCCGCTGCGTTCGTCCAAATCGCACATCAGGTGGTCGCGTAGTTTGGTGTCGATGTTTGCTTTCTTGATCGTGACTTGGAATGGTATCTTGGTAAGCCTGCGCCATATGCCATGGTCGGTGCCGGTGATGGTGGGTTCGTAGTTGGTGTCGAGCCAGAGCTTCCATGTGGGGGTGAACTCCATCTGCGTCCTATACTTCGGGTTTACACTTATCCTGTTGCCCCCTGTGATTTGCTTCACCAAATTCTCGTCGAGCTGGTGTGACTCGCCAGTCTCGGTGGCTGCCACAAACCGCTTCCCCATGAGGGTGAACAAATCATCCTTAGCCCCTGTGTCCCGCTTCCTCATCAACGTGTGGCTGCTGGCTTGTGCCGCATACCCACCCAGAAGTGTGAGTATCGTGTTGATAAACGTGGTCTTGCCGTTTGCCCCATCCCCATGCAGGATAAACAACTTATCCTCCTTGGTGGAGGCAGTGAGGGAGTAGCCCACGGCACATTGGAGAAAGTGGCGGGTGTCGGGGTCGGGTTGTATGTCAGCCAGGAATCGCTCCCACACCGGACACTTAGCCCCCCGTCTGTACTGTACGGGTGCAAGGCGCGTTATGAAGTCGGAACGATCAAACCCCCTGAACTTGCCCGTGTCCAACTCCACCGTCCCATTCCATACAGACAGCAGCATGGGGTTGTGGTCAAGCACCCCCACCCCCGTACATATATCGGGTTCGGATTGCGCCACCTCAATCATCGCCTTAAGACGCTGGAGATTGGAGCTGGTGGATGACCACCTGATGAGTTGGTTGGCGCGGGTGTGGTCGGTGCATTCATCCGCATCCTTCACGTATGATTGCGCCACCGCCTTACCCAACTGCAACATGGAGTTGTGGGTGTCGATACGCCATACTCTCCCATCCCATTTGTACCATGCCTTCATCTCAGGGCAGTACAGGAGTTCATCCCCATACATGGACAACAGGCGTTCGGCATTACCAACGTCAGTCAACTTCATAACCACCTATTCACCTTGTTAAGTATGTACTTGATAATCACTTCCAACATGAGTATAACCATTAAAACAAATCCCAGTATAGAGACAAGTGCGGGGAATATTGCAATAAAAGCCAATGTGCTCCCAATCACATCCCTTACCGGTGTGGTGTTTCCAATCATAACCGCGACAAACATCAGTGGAGCCGTGAATATTGCGCCCCAAACAAACATGTAGAGTGTAGTTTTGAAGTCATCCCATGTACTCATACTATTACCACTCCTTCTAACTCTGTATATGGTGGGTAGGGTGAGATTTGAACTCACAATCGCCGGTTTATGAGACCGGGGCATTGACCATTATGCTACCTACCCATTGCCCTGATCATCCTCATGCTTACCCAGCACTACATCCCACACTCCCCACCATGCCTTATCCTCTATCTCCTTCACCCACTCCCACGCCTCATACACCTTATCCCTCCACCAGAACCATGCCACCATCCCCAACACCATCACCAGCACTAAGCACAGATACACCGCCACCACATACACAATGTCCACCATCGCCTTGCCTCTGTATTATGAGTTCTTGTTGCCCACCTGCAATATTACACCTCACTACCACTCTTGTCAAGTATAATTTTCACCCCCCGTAACATTTGTCTAAGTTGTTGACCCATACCCCCTTACACACCCATCCACTACGCACTCTCCCCCCTCACTATGCACTCTTCACCCCCTGTTGTTGCAATATGCCACACAATCAACCCTCATTTGAAGCCTTAACCCCAGTCTCATTTGAAGCCCCAATCCGGCTTCATTTGAAGCCCCAGCCTGACTCTGCATTTGAACCCTCAGCCCTATTTGAACCCTGTGTTTGAAACCCTCATTTGAAGCCTCGCGCCCACCCGGACTACCAGAGTCCCAAACTCACCCGCGCCAGCGCCTGCCCCCACGTACACTTGCCTCCCCTACCCCCATATCCCTAATTCATATTCACTAATCCTAATACCCTCGTCAGTGCCCCTTACCCGCCACCTGCTGCATTATTAATCCACAAGGATACATTGTCACATACTCAGCCCCCATTACCCCCTGGTGCCCCGCTTGCCCCGTCCATGCCCCTCTTGTTATCCTGCTTCAGGCATAACTATACCCCCAGCCTGTTATGACTGGGGGCATAATGATAAATGCTACTTTCATTGTTCCCCTCTTATTTTCCCTTAAATTAAGGGGGCACCCTTATATTAACAGATGCCCCTCTCTCCCCTACTCAGTCCTCACCCTTTCGACCTTGGCATGACTGGTAACAATGCTGCAATAATAACTATGATCACCCATATTCCTAATGCCTCCATTATTTAATTCTCAGGGGCATAATGGCGCCGGAGTATACAGTATCACCATAATAGTTACTTATGGTAAACTTTACTCCCTGCTTCAGCGTACACAGCGGCCTGTTTTCAAACACAAGATCGCCATTGGCATCAGTGACAGGATCAGTGCCATTATCCTGCATCACTACCTCCCCCTTCACCGTCGGCACCTCAAACACTATCATGTTGTTTGCGTTCCCGTCCCTCATTGCCATATCACATACCTGCTTCAGTAGCTTTCCATTAATCCCAAACCTTAGCGGCTGCTGCTCCTCTCCATATTCTGGCACCACTTTCCGCCAGTCGGGATATTGCCCGTCCACTTCAGGCACTGGCACCGTAACCACTGGCAGCCCGGCAGTGAGTACCGGTTTACCCTCTACCTCCATCACCCCCACATAATTCAATGCGGGGAGTGTCGGCTTGGCGGGCAACAGCCCTATAGCTTGCTTCAGTGTTTCAGGATGGACCATCACCGGCTTACTCATCGGCTCCCCCGGTGATGCAGGCATATCCTCATGTGTTATCTTGGGATCTGTGGGCATATGAACCAGCATATGACCGTCCGTTGCCGTTACCCCCTCCGGCTCAACATATACATGATGTAATGCATCCCTCCCTCTTTCCTTGCTCACTGCTCCCAGCATGTTTTTTACGCGCCTGTGGATAAGCATTGTCTTTCCCTCCTCGTTACAATGATGTACTTTCGGCTGTCAATATTCCTGCCAGCCATTTTTACACGGTTTACCTGGGGATCATAATACAGGTTGCCGTGACGGGGATACGTGAAGCACAATACAGTATACTCCTTGCCTGCATGCTTAACTGTCATGGTTCAGCCCTCCTTACTTGACTGTTTCAAGTTCATTAGTCTGTGGGTTGAACAGGCGTTCCGTGCGCCCGACTATCCGCCCTGTGTTGTCACGCATCGGTGCACTGATCCGATACTTGCCCCCCTCTTTTGTCACGCTGAAATCCCGTAACGTTTGATGAAAAAACTCCATCGTTGTGTGAGTGAAAAAGTGCGGTGCTGTTTCCTGCGTGCGCTGTTTGATCTCATAGATAGTCATGTTCAGCCCTCCATTGCTTTGCGGATCGCGGCGCGGGCACGGTCAACTGCTGTATTGAAATACCCCGCATCCATTATACACGTTTCCCCTGTTTCCTCGTTCATATAGGTATCAATAACCACTTGCATGAAGTCTTCTAATGCCCCCAGCAGTTCCGGCGCGGCTTCTATAAGTGCCATATCCCGCTTGGCATCGTACACAATAGCAACATTGCGCCCGTCACTATCCGATACAACAAGCCCTTGCCCCGACCAGTCCGGGAATGATCCCGTGCTTCCGTGCCACTCTTCCGTGTATCCCTGTTTCGTTTCCATGATTGCCCCTCCGTTCAATTATGCTCGTCCCCGTTCGTTCGTTATATCGGTTATTCCTCTCCCGTTGCCTTGCTAATTACACATTTACTACTACAAGAATATATAATACCCACCCATTCGCATAAATCATACTCATCATATCGCGGCGTGCCGTCATCATTGTTTATGCTCCCGTCTGAGAATACTCTGTCGAGTATGGCAACGGTTTCTTCTAACGCCGCCAGTAATTCCGGCGCGGCGGCGATAAGCATTGTGTCTTTCTCGTCCGTGTAAACCACTGCCACAGTTCGCCCGTCTGATTCTCGTAACACTTGCCCTTGATCGCTCATTGTCCACTTGCCAGACCAATAATCCGGTGTGTGCCCCTGTTTCGTTTCCATGATTGCCCCTCCAATCGGTTATACTTCGTTCTCTCGTTTATGATTCCCCTCCAGCATCCAATTAGCCGGAACCTCATTATTCATGGCGCGCCGGTGAGTGCGCGGATTCGTTTCTGTGCATGTGACTTTGACGGTAAGATAGTGTTTCAATAACGCATCTTTCGCGGCCTTGACATTCCGCCCGCGAAGTTTCCCATAAACATAAGCATAATTGCGCTCCATGATTCCCTCCAATCCTACGCTGTTAGCTTGCCCACTCTCGCCACCGGCTTGCCCGGCTGTGCGGCTCTCCTGTTTGCCGGGATACGCACGGGCGCGGTGAATGTTATTGAGTTTTTTCGTGCAGGTTGTGATCGCGTGCGACACGTAACGCACTTTTTTGATTGCCCGTAATCAAAATGGCATTATTACGGTCATTATTACCAATAAAGTGCACCATATACACGTTGCTACTACATCCGGTGTGTTCGCAAGGCGCTATTGACGTAACTGTAACTTTCATCGTTCCCCCTCTTGCCCGCGATACGCACGGGCGCGGTTGTGAGTTATATATGCGACGATTCGATTTCAGCGGCCCGCAGTATTGTATAATAATCCGGTATATGGTACGAATGGGAGGACGCGAAGCCCTCTTTGAGCCGCCGCCGCGCATCATTATAATCGTTTATTAGTTTCACGGCTGTTTCTATTGTGCGGAGATTCCCGTTGCGTTTCTCGTTGCGCTCTGCCGCCGCCGAACCATAGCAAGCGTTATTTGTCTTGAAAGCATCCATATCAAATAAATCGTTTCCGGTGCGGCTGTTTTTGTATCCGAGAGTAATGCTTATTCCATCCTCCTGCCTCCATTCGTTTCGTTTCGGCATGAACGTCAGGCAATACATGCCATATTGTACCCTATACCATACCCGCCACTCCGGGAAAGCAGCGACGGCTGCCGTTTCGATACGCTTGGTTATTTTCTTTCCCTTGAACGGTTCCAAAACTTCGACCAGCCGATTGAAAAAGAGAATATAGGCCTCGTCTTGTTTCCGTCCGTCCTCAATAATACCCTTGAGTTGCTCAACTGTTACTTTCATCTTGCCCTCTTTCCGGGATACGCCCGGCGGTTAAACTTCGTTTTGCCTTGCCTTGTGCTCCCCGCTCCCCAGATCGCTACAGGGAGACGGGAGATGGTTACTTGATTGCCTTAGCTTCGCGCTTGAACGCCCGTATTGCTTCACGCTTAGGATACCCGTAGTATACACGTACTAAGGCATAACCCTTTACTACGTCGATGATAACAATGCTTCCGTTTACTTTGTTCCGTTCGACTGTCATAGCTACATCTCCTCTTACTGGTTTGTTTGGTTGCCTCAGATTATAGAAAAGTACATATAACCTTTGCAATACTGTTCATAGTCAATTTTTCTTGTGTACCTGTGCCCGTATTTGTCCTCAATATCGCTGTCATGTAGTTTGCCAGACTTGACAAGTATAGTCTGGTTAGACTGTCTTATGGCATATACGTGTTTGTGTTCGCGGTATGCGTATACAAGCTCTCGTTTGGTTTTCATAGCTACATATCCCCTTTCTGTCTCGGATTATATCAGCCTGTCAACTGGTTTATTGTTATAAGGTACATATGATTCGCACCCGTATATTTCCTTGTATTCTCCGTCTTCAACCTTGACAAACAGACAGCCGTAACTATCAATTTCAATACCAGGAAAGTATTGTGCAACTGATTCCTTGTCTTGTGAATCTTGAACTAACGTGAAATCATTTGGAATAGCCGATACTGTTTTAATTGTCTTCATAGCTACATCTCCCCTATTAAGGTTATTGTTTGGCCGTCTCGTCACTTTCGTTTCTTTCGATAATATTGAGCATTTGAGTTACATGGTTTTCGCAATGTACAAAACGCGTACACTGCGCTCAGCCGTTTTTTGAGGATAATTTGAAGCGAATATATTGGCCGCTTCCAGACTGCCGAATTCGTGTACAGACTCTTTCCTTTCGTCACTGTCATAGTGATGGTGTCCCAGTATAACCAGCCATTTACGGTCTTTCATTTTGCCTCTCCTATTGTGTGTGTGATCTTGGCGTCATTGCCTTATTCCGTCTTCATACTCCCTAATCATACTCACTGATCATACTCATTAATCACTATTCCTTTGCCTTTCCCCTACTTCCTACTCACTAATATACTGCATGTATTACACCTTGTCAAGTATTATTTCACATATTTATTGATGATTGGCAAAATATTTATAGATACCCCATAAGCTACACCATATTACATAACCATAGTTATCAACAAGTTATCAACAAGTTATCAACATAATTGTTTATGTGTGAAGTAACAGGAATATGAGACGGACGTCTCAAATATGAGACGAGAATTGAGAACTTGTCTCAAATATGAGACGAGAGTAAATCAATGTGAGACAAGGGTATAATGAGGGGGGAAGTGAACGCTTGCCAAAGTATGCACATAATGATTGTTATGTAAACTATGATAGTAGTGATTGTGCTATGTCCCCTATTCAGTGGGGTAGGGTATGGGTCATTTCTCCTTTTTGTTAATCACCCCCTATGGGACTCCGTTTACCTACTGTCCGATTTCTTAAGTATGAGTAGTGTAAAGCATTATACTGTTTACTGATACACCGAATAGAGTGAGTGGGAAGTAGGCAGTAGGCAGTAGGCAGAGGGGGTAACACGAGTAAGGGGGGTGAGGGGGAGTGTTAATCCCCCTCGTGAGGTGGGGTCAGATGGTGCCAGGGGGTGGGGGTGTGGGTGCAGGTGCTTCGGGTTCGGGATGGAGTAGCTGGTCGAGTATGTAGATTTGGTTCTCCACACCGTTGAGCTGCATACGGAGTTGGTCACGGGCTGCCACCAGTGCATCACGCCGAGTGTTGATAGTGGCACGGGTGATGGGGGCATCAGGAGGGGGTGTGGGTGCAGGTGTAGGCTTACTCATGTGTCATTTCCCCCTCATTGCGGTCTTGGGTAGCCAGTTTGCGGGCATGGCCGCCACGATTGCTTCCACGGCCGCTGTCATCTTGGCGAATATTGCGTTCCACTCAGCCTTGCTCAGGTCTTTGCCTTCTTCACTCTGAATGAGCTTGCCCCGGCGATACTCTGCAAACACGTCGAGGAGGGCTTGGATGGGGGCTTTCAGTGCCAGCCACTTCTTGCCGAATACCGCCGCGACAAGGGCGAAGAATACTGTGGTGAGGCCAGTGACGGTGTAGTCGCGGATTACATCTGTCCAGCCTGCATAGGCAGCGGTGGCGACAAGCAGGAGGAGGATGGTGGTGATGGTGAATTTACGCATGGTGAGTCTCCTTGTGTGTTATGTGTTGTGTGTTTCTTTCTGTTATGGGTGAGCGCCTTTTGTATCGTCCCGTGGCATACTTGCTCCCTTAGAACCATTACACTTTCTACACAATGCTTGTACGTTTTCTTTGTTTAATGCACCTCCGAGTGACAATGGTATTATGTGATCTCTCTCCGGTCTTGTGAGTACGTTCCTTTCGTCAAATTTCACGCCACAAACTTCACACTGATACTGCTGCAACTCCAATATCTCCGCCCATTCTTCGTGGGTTAATGTGTTTAGTGCTTTTACGGCCTCATTATTTACTCTTCTGTTTGTGTGATGCCTCGCGATTGCCGCGTGCCCAACATCGCTTTTGTTGTACCTCCTTCGTACACTTTTGTACTTATTGCTGGTTCGGTATTTAGTTTTTGTAGCTTTCCCTTTTTCTGTTTTATTATATTTCAGTGAGTTAATATTAGCCTTGCTTCTATCCGCTTTCACATATTCTGTGTTTTTTATGCTATAACATTTTTTGCACCAAGACGAATAACCATCCTTGCGGTGTTTATCTCTTTTAAATAGTTCTAATGGTTTTGTTTCATGACACAGAGAGCATGTTCGATGTAAGTTCATAGTGTGGGTAATCCCTGAATGAGTTTTCCTTGTGATTGTAGCCACCAGTCCAATTCCCGCCCCACCGTATGGGGATGGCGAAAGCGTAGGCTGCCATGAGCATGTGTCCGGCGAGCAGGGCGAAGGACTCATACTCGTCCCAGGGGACTATGTGACGCCGTACTGGGTCATAGGGGATGATGTCGACGGCGAGTGAGGGGGTCTGGTTGTGCTTGGAGTCGGGCCACCGGACGCGGGTGTAGGTGGGGTAGGCGGCATCCTGCTCCTCTTGCCCCCGATGGCCGCACAACACGGTGAAGTCATAGGTTTGTATCACAAACCTGCATATGCGGATGAGGTCAGGATGACAGGTGTTAAGGTGATCCTCGCTCCGTTGGCTGAATTTAGGCATAGCATCCACCTTATCCATTATGGGTAAATACCCGTGTTTCCAATTTGTCAAGCCTCGTGTCGATGTGGGCATGGCGTTCATTACACTGTGCCCCCCATGTGATGCTGGACTTCAGACTTCTTACTTCATCCTGTAACTGCTTAATCACCACTGCTTGGTAAATGTTGATCGCTATAAGGCCGAGAAGCACCAAAGGGGTGCCGTACTGCACAAACCCCACCAGACTCATGTATTCCATCCCAATACTCCCATCATGGTGCTGTTATGGCGGTGATGATGCCCCCGCTTACTGTGATTGTGTTGCCATCTGCATCTAAGAATGTGGTGTCGATGCCCGCCGTACCATTATCCTTAAATCCACCATCTGCATCTACATATCCAGTGGCTTCCACATTACCCCGTACCCATACTCCATCCTTTCCAGCAGTAAACACCTTTATGTCAGCATATGTAGTGCTTCCACCTCCAACAGATGTACATAGTACTCCAAATGCTGTTGTACTCCCACCGGCAGATGTATCCCAAGCAGTCATGATAGAAGGGTATGAAGAGTGACTTGCAGGGCTTGTCACCATTAACCATGTCATTGCTGGATTGACTCCGTAGGATGGGACACTCATTATCAGCACTCCATCGGAGCCACCACCTGCAGAGGCCGTCAAAACACCCCCGTATGTGCTGTTCATTTGTATGCTTGGGGATTGGGCATAGGTACTGTCATCATCCATGACTATGACTTTGGTGCCGCCGGAACTATACATATTGAAGGTGTTGTCGGAATTATCCAGCACCATTCGCTGCCCACTTGCTGCTGTCTGTATCTTCCCTTGCACAGTCAAATCAGTGCCATCCCACGCCACAAACTTATTAGACCCGTCCCCGACATAGAACTCACCAGTCCCGCTGTTATTCTTTATCCTCACTGTCCATGTAGTTGTACCCTGATCCCAGAACCCGATGAAGTTAGGGGTGATGTAGACGCCATCTGCCGTGGGGGTGTCTCCGGAATTAAGTCGGGCCGGGATGCTTGCGATGTGGGTAGCCCATTCCACATTGTTTCGTGTGGCAAGTGACCCTTGCCCGGATATGTTGGCCGCCGTATTCACACTGGTCTGGTCGGCATTGGGGTCTGTACATTTTGCAGCAGTCCGTGCCACCCCCAATGTGCCTGTCGTAATCTTGCCAGCATCAAGGTTGGCTATTTTGGCATTGGTGATGATTCCATTCTTTATCTGGGCTGTATTTGACACAAACTCATTGGTGGAGGCGGAATTAGCCACCAACTTATCTACTGCCAAGTCCATTATGAATGCCGTCCCTATCACCATGTTGGCCGAACTATTCCACACCATGGTGTGGATGCCCGATTGGTTGATGGCGATCATGAAGGCGT